CTCCGCCGCGAGATCCAAGACCTGCGCCGCCAGATCGACTATTGGCGCGACGAAAGCAAGAAGTGGCAGACGCTGTGGGAGCAAGCAGCCAATCGAGTGATGCAGCTTGACCCCGCCTTCGACGCGGTATTCACCACCAGCCCGGAAAAGGTGAAGGCGCTGCGAGATGCGGTGTGGCGCGATGACGACTGAGCAGGAGGAGCGCCTCGGTCAACTCATGCTCGCTCAAGCCCGGCGCGAAGGCCACAAACCCGGCCTTCCGAACGTGGGCATGTCGATCAAAATGCAGGAGCAGGCGAAGATCATCTTCGCGAGGAACGGCCGCCGCCACGCCACCGACCTATGCCTCGAACATCTCCGCAAGATCGCTCCTGAGGAGATGACCTGCGATCAACTCTGCGCCGTCATCAAGATGGGCAAAGAGGCCACCAGAGACGCGCTGCACAAGCTGGCCGGCCAAGGCCACATCACCTCGCGGATGCGGATCGATCGCCTGCGCGTGCGGCTCTGGCGCGCCATATAGCCGCAGGCCTCATCGCTCGATCGGATCGATCGCCCTCAACACCAGCCCGTCGCGGCGGTGAAACGTCAGCGCCTGCATGGCGCGCCGGCCAGCATAGCCCATCCCCGCGGCATACGCATCAGGCGGCGCGAAGGCCCGCAGGCTCTCCCACCGCAGCGGCCCGACATCCCGCGACTGATCCTTATGCACATGCCCCGTGAAGCAGTAGCGATGCCGGGTCTCGGACCAATAGGGACAGACATCGGAGAGGAAGAGAGTGATTCTTTCAGGAGGCATCTTGTCGCCGTGATGCGCGGCAATCAAGCACTTGCCCCACTGAGACATGAACAAATTGTTCGGGCTTTGATCGATGCGGATGTGCGCCGAGTCAGCATATCTTTCGGCCATCGCAAAGGTGAGAACCTTGTGCGCCTCGGGATCATGGTTGCCCCTGAGAACGCGCACGCTGACCGAGGAATGTTTTCTGGCGATCGTCTCGATCACCTCGCCTAAGAAATCGACGCCAGCCCGCAAGACCTTCCAATGGCGCGCCTCAACGTCTAGCTGGTTATGATGCGTCGGCGTCTGGTTGGTCTGATCGTTCGCGTGGAAAAAGTCCCCGCCAATGATAAGAATCGCCTTTGAACTGCTCGGCGTGAGCGCACCAATCTTGGCAAAAGCCATCCGCATGTCTTCGGTAGCGTGCTTCATGTTGTAGTCGACAGAGCCTGTCTCCTCTTCATGAGCGAGCATCCCAAAATGGACATCCATCAGCGGATAGACCGTGCAGAGATCCGCGATCACCGTCTCGGGCGGCTCAATCGGCTCGGCCTTGTCGATGTTCTCAAACGCCTCGCGAAGCTGCTCGATGAACGTCTCGGCGAACTTCGGCGCCTTCCAGAACACAGAGTCCCACGATCCGGTGTCGGGATCTTGCACCCTACGCCAGCCGTGCGTTGCGTTCTCGGGCGAGATGCCCGTCCGCTCAAGCGCCTGCGTGATGCCAGGATCTTGCTGGGCGCGAAGGAGCAGTTGCCGCACCGTGCTTTCGTGGATTCCGAGACGACGCGCGACCTCCGACTTATTGCCGATTTCCTTGTAGAGATCGACCACCTTCTTCTGATGCGGCGTCATTTCGCGCAGCCTACATCAATCTGGGCGATGAGATAGGCGCCGGTCATCACCGACTTCGGCCCGCCATCTTCGTAGAGCGCCCCGGCATGAGCGGTGCGACTATCCCTAGTTGCATCGCAGATCGCGTTACTGCTTGGAGCGGTCATGCAGCCAGCTTGCGTGGCGGCAAGAAACGTGCATAATAGGGCGGATCGCACATATGGAGGTGATATCATGGCCATGGACGACATTTCCTTTTTGACCGAGTGCCTACATTATGAGCCAGACACGGGAAAATTTTTCTGGAAAAATAGACCGCCACATCATTTTTCCGAAGGAAAATATGGAGCAGATAAAGTTTGCAAAGCATGGAACAAAAAATATGCTGGCAAAGAAGCTTTTATCCATCAAAACGGTCGCGGATATTTGGCCGGTTCTATAAGCGGGAAAAATTATTCTGCTCATAGAGTCGCTTACGCAATAATGACGGGCCAACATCCAACTTGGAGCATTGACCACATCAACGGCATTCCGACTGATAATCGCTTTTGCAATCTTAGAGAGGCGACCCCGGCCCAACAAATGATGAATTTTGTTAAAAGGAAAAACCACATTAGAGGCGTCAATAGGCACAAAAAGAAAAATAAAATTCTCTATAGTTCGAGCATCAGGGTTCATCTTGGTTATTTTCCAACCGAAGAAGAAGCTGCTCAAGCATATGAAAACGCCGCGAAAAAAATACACGATCGAGAGTTTTATCTCCCGAATGGAAAGCGCCTTGTATGACTGTTGATTAGTCATTTTGCGCGCGATCTCTTAGCCAGCCCCTAGCAGCATCGACGCTGTCAGGACGATCCACCTCGTCGATGCGCTTGCGCGTGTCCACATAGTCCTGAGCCTCCTTGCGCTTGGCGTCAGCCTGGGCCGATTTTCTGCCGCCAAACCAGATTGCTGCTAGAGTAGTGAGGAAAACGCCGATCGCCGCTGCCCACATCTTAACACGGATCAACTGCGCTCCTCCCACTGGATGCACCTCAGATCCGATATGACGGTCTCAGGCGACTGCTCTGTGACATAGGGCACCAGCACATCCGCGATGAACCGCTTGCACTGCTCCTCGGTCTTGATGACAGGCCCGCCAACGACGAAGCAGACCAGATTCCCGCAGACCAGCACCAGCGGCGCCCACATGTCACCCTCCTATCGGATGCCCTCCGACCACTTCTTAATCCTCTCGCGCATAACCCAGGCTGCGGCGAGAACGACGATCCCCGCAAAGACCAGCGCCACGATCTGCGCTGTGCCGTCGAGAGCGCCGACCGCAGCGATGCCAGCCCCGGCACCCGAGGCGATCTGCACCGCCGATGCCTGCACCGTCGTTGACTGCGCCACATTCTCTCTGGGCGCGTCAGGAGCCGCAGGCTTCGGCTCGGGATAGTCCTTCAGGAATAGAGCGACCTCGGCCTCACGGCGCCGCACAAGGCCGCGCAGAACCTTCCCGCCGGCCTTGTTGAACCATGCCATCGCCTCGGCGCATCCCATCATGTCGCCCGCGTTCCACCGCTTGAGCGCCGTGGACTTCGCGAAGGCCGGCGTGCCGATGTTGTAGGCCAGCGAGACGAAGGCGCCGAACTGGTGCGGGTTCGGCTGCTGCTTGAACAGCGGCGTGATCTCGGCGGCGAACTTCTCAAGGCCGACCGCCAGCATTTCCTCGGCGAGAGCCTCGTTCCACTTGTCGCCCATCTTCACGCCCGGCCCATACCCCGCCCGGTTGGTGTAGCCGTAGCCGATGGTCACAACGCCCGGAGGATCGAGGTAGGCATCAAGCCGCAGGCCCTCGAACTCCTTGACGAGATCGATCGCTTCCTGGGGGATCTTCATTTGCGAAGCGCCTCTTCGATGATGTTCAGCTTCTCGAATACAGCCTTGAAGCTATCTTGGATCTGCTTGAACTCGCGATCGTGAGCCTGCTTGTTCGCTTCAGCCGTCGCCTTGAGGACCGCGATGTCGGTCGTCTGCGTTTGCACCTTGCTATGAAGCAGCCAGACAAACGCCGCCACCGGCGCGACGATCCACTTCATCACGGCGTCGATCAGTTCCATGCCGGCCTCACGCAATATCATCAGTGATCTCAACGCGGATGTAGCCGCTGTTGGGGAAGGTCTCGATCGTGGTGTCGGAATAGGTCACCTCGAACTCGGCTTGGTAGCTGCCGATCGCCGCGGTGTCCGCCGCCTGCCAGTTGTATTGCACGATGCCGTTGACCGCCGTGATGATCGTCGCGGCCGCATCGACGACAGTCGTGCCGGCAAGTGTCCGCATATGAAACCGAACCGACGATCCCGTGAGGACGATGGGCAGGTCGTCGCCGTCCTTTAGCTGCGCGCGCAGAGCAGGCTGCGTGTCGTTCTGCTTGATCCAGAAGGTGCCCATCACGCCGCCTCGTTCTTTTCCGAGAGCAACATAGCAGAATTAGGACCGCTCGCAAATAGGGCGGCAGATTGCTTCTGGTTCTGGAACTCATACCGCGGCTTCCAGACAAGAACATCCTGCATCGTCAGCGTGAACAGCCCGACATCAATCGTCTTCGTGATCGCCTTGAACGCATCCTGCCCGCTGAGAACAAAGACGCCGGTGCCCGCGAGTTCCGAGATGCCGAAGCTGACGCCCTGCAACGAGTAGGTGAACTGGCCTTGATTGATGCGCTCGAGAACGCCCTTAGCGGTGTCCTGCCCGGCAAGCACGAAGACGCCCGTGCCGGCGATCTCGGAGATGGCCTTGAACGCATCCTGACCGGCCAATGTGAACACACCAGCATTCACAACCTCGTTGATCGACTTGAGCGCGTCTTGACCGGCGATCAGGAAACTTCCAGCGCCGAAGCCGTTGACGATTTGCTTGGCGGCATCCTGACCGGCCAACGTGAACAAGCCCGCGCCAGACGCCTCGCTGATCGCTTTGAACGCATCCTGACCGGCGAGCGCGTAGGTGCCGTTGCCGACTAGTTCAAGAACCGCCTTCGCCGCATCCTGACCGGCCAGAGCGAAGATGCCAGCCCCGTGGGCGACCGATAGATCCTCGGTGATCGCCTGACCGATAACGGTAAAGGTGCCCGCTCCTGCGGCCTCTGAGAGGCTCTTGAACGCATCCTGACCGAGAACGGTAAACGAGCCAGCACCGAAACCGTTGACGATCTGCTTGCCAGCATCTTGCCCGACGAGCGCGAACGATCCTACACCAGCCGCCTCGCCGATGCCGAAGTTGATGCCCTCGTTAGGCTCCCATGCGGCAACGTCGGCCCACCAGCCGGCGTCGTCCCACGAGCCTGTCTTCAGCAGCCAGGAGTGATACCAAGCGTGGCCCCTGACATCTGCGGCGAGCGAGTAGGTAGCCACGGCGCATCCCCTATGCGGTCGTCACGCGCTCAATGTCGTCCTCGACGCACTCGGCGCCGTATTGGATCTCGATCACGCGCAGAACCTCGTCGAACGGATTAGCCAGACAATGCCACGAACCGCAGTCAATTTCCACAGCGTCGTGTTGATCCAGCACCGCGATGTCACCCTCGAGGCAAGCCACCGCGCGTCCCTCTGCGATGTGCCAATGCTCCGAGCGATGGCGATGCCGCTGCATACTCAGCTTTTGCCCCGGCTCCACGACGAGTTCCTTGACCTTCACGCCCGGCGCCTCATGCAGCACCCGGTAGTGGCCCCACAGCTTCTCGACGGTCGGAGCCTGCCACTCGCGCAGTATCCACGACGACGAGTTCTGTTTGTCCTCACCGCCCACGCCGAAGACGAAGGTCACGCCATTAGCCGTCATCTCGGGGATATTGTCGCGCGTCCGGTCGCCCCCGTTGGCGAAGATCAGCTTGTCGCCCGGATACATTTCACGGACCGCTTCGATCAGCTTGAGGGCGGTCCCGTCTTTGTCGTCAAACGAGATCGCCGCATCGACGCAGCCCAGCGCACGGATGATTGCCAGCCGCTCTTGCAGAGGCATGAAGGCGCGACCCTTCTTGCAGATCAGCCACCCATCCGAGTTGACGCCCACCACCAGCCTGTCGCCCAGCTTCGCAGCCGCCGTGAGATAGGCGATGTGGCCGCTGTGCAGAGGATCAAAGCCGCCGCTGACGATCACCGTTCTAGGCATAGGACTTCTCCTCAACCAGCTTCGAGCCAGTGACATCGTTGATCGCGCGCTTGATCTCGGCCCGCTTGTCGTTGGTCTGATAGACGGCGCGAGCAAGCTGGATAAACTCGTCGTCAAACTCCTGCCGCTTTTCCTTCACCCTGATCCGATCTTCGATCTCCCAAAGCTGCGTGTTGACCGCCTTGAGTTGGGCTTCGAGATAGGGTTGCCTGTGGCCCTGTGCCGCTCTCGTCAGGTGGAAAAGTTCCTTCTCGACGTTGACGAGTTTGAGAGCGTCGGTGATGCGCTCGGACTTGATCTGCAAGATGCTGATCTTGTCGAGAACCTCACCGACGCTAACAGGAACCTCAAGCATGGGCAGCGATGGCGTCGTTGAACGGCTTCATGTCGAAGCCAGCGGGCCACTCTTTCGCCACCTGAATCTTGAGGTGATCGACGTTGCGCTGCACAGTGCCCGCCCAGTCCTCATCGCTGTCGCCCTCGGGCTTGCCCTTGTTGAGCAGGTTCACGCTGTCCATCGCAGCGTTGTAGGTGCCTTGCCAGTTCTCTTCAGTCATTGTCGCTCTCCTTAAGCGGTTAAACAGTAGGTGTTGATCGGCTTGTTCTCGATCTTCACCGTCAG